AGATTGGGGATATGCTCCTGATTTTGTTACTGGTATGTGGCAAATGTTACAAATGGAAAATCCTTCTGATTATGTTTTAGCTTCAGGACAACCAAAATCAATTAGAGAATTTTTAGATGCTGCATTTTCTTGTGTTGAAATTGATGATTGGGAAAAATATATTAAAGTAGATCAAAGATTTTTCCGTCCTACAGATAATAATTTTCTTTGGGGTAATTATACTAAGGCTTATAACGCTTTTGGATGGACACCTAAGACACCATTTGAAGACTGGATTAAGAAAATGGTTGATAACGATTTGAGGTTATTGACTAGTTGAAAAAAGTATTATATGTCTCTCGCAAAGTTCAAAGATGCGGTGTTCATGATTATGGAGAAAGAATTGTAAATATTCTTAAAAATTCTCAAAAGTATGAATATTCTGTATCTTATCCAGACAATAGTAAAGAGTTTTTGTCTCATGTATTTAGATATAGGCCTGATGCTATTATTTACAATTATTATCCTTCAACTCTTTATTGGCTAAATGAACATACCAGAGACATCATAGATACTCCTCAAATTATTATTTATCATGAATCAAGTATTGCATTTACGCCTGATGGTATTTGTAAGGTAGATCCTACTGGTGAAGATGATTTAGAGAACAACATTATTCATCTTCCAAGACCATTACATGACAATCTTGTTCAAACTGAATTTTTGAATCATGATGCACCAGTAATTGGTAGTTTTGGATTTGGTTTTGCAAATAAAAATTTTCCTTATATTGCTCAATTAGTCAAAGAACAATTTGATGAAGCTGTATTGAGACTAAGTATTCCTTATGCTGAATTTGGCGATAATGATGGAAGATCTGCACGTTTTGAAGTTGATAAGATAAAGAAAATATTATCTGGAACTAAAATTCAATTAGATGTGAATCATAATTTTTTAGAGCCACAAGAATTATATAATTTTTTATCAAACAACGACATAAATGTTTTTTGTTATGACACTATGCCTGAAAGATCAATTTCCGGCAGTACAGATTATGCTCTTTCTGTCAAAAAACCTATTGCTTTATCAAGATCAAATATGTTTAATCATTTTCATAAATATAATTTAGATATTTATATTGATCAAACACCATTAAAAATAATTATTGAAAAAGGTATTGAACAGCTTCAGCCAATGTATAATGAGCATTGTAATTCTAATATTTTAGAAAAAATTGAATCAGTAATATCCAAAGCTATTACTAAAGGAAATAAAAACAATTCATGGATAAAATTCTAACACTCGGAAGTCATTACGTTTCAGATTTTTTAGAATCTGATGATAATACTGAAAGAAAAAAGTATTCTCTAGACCTATACCTTGATAAAGAAATTGGGGCTACTCGTCTCCAAGATTTGGCTCCTGCAGATTCAATGTGGGGTAAATATTGGTATCGTTCTGGAATTAATGCATCAATGACCATTGAGCTTATGAAATTGGCTGAGCAAGTCAACAGCAGAGTCAAGCATAAAGAAGGCGATGTATGGCTTGATATTGCTTGTAATGATGGCACAATGTTCAAGTTCATCCCAGACACTTACGAAAAAGTAGGCTGTGATCCATGTGATGATTCTTATTATGTTGAATCATCAAAATTGGCATATGTTATTCAAGATTATTTCTCATACAGTGCATATTCTAAAACACCTTATCAGGACAAAAAAGCAAAGGTAATTACTACAATTGCTATGTTCTACGATCTTGATGATCCTCATCCTTTTATTGATGATATTTGTAAGATTTTAGATGATGATGGAGTATGGGTTATTCAATTATCTTACACTCCGTTAATGATTGAACAATTGGCATTTGACAATGTCTGCCATGAGCATGTTTATTATTATTCATTGACTAGTTTAAAGACTTTATTTGAACAACATGATATGAAAATTGTTGATGCAGAACTCAATGATACTAATGGTGGAAGTGTTAGAGTTTACATCCAAAAGAAAACTGCTCATATCACTAGCTTTGGTACTGCTCCATTACGTGATGTTTGCAACTTTAGAGTTAATGCATTGCTTAGTTATGAGAAAGAGCATTACGATATTACAAGCCCAGAATTATGGTCTAAGTTTGCAGCTGATATTGAAGACCTTAAAGAAAAGACTGTTTCTTTTATTAGAAATGCAAAATCTGAAGGCAAATCTGTTTATGGTTATGGTGCTTCTACAAAGGGAAATACTCTTCTTCAATATTTTGGATTAGATAGTAATGATATTGTAGCTATCGCAGAAAGATCTCCAGCTAAATTTGGGCTCAAGACTATTGGTACTAATATACCTATTATTTCTGAGGATGAAATGAGAGCAGCAAAGCCAGATTATCTTCTCGTTTTGCCTTGGTGCTTTATTTCTGAATTTGTAAAGAGAGAAACTGAATTCTTGAGTAATGGTGGTGCATTTATTGTTCCATGCCCCAAGTTTGAAATTATAAGTGATAAATGAAAAACATACTAATAACTGGAGGAGGTGGCTTCATTGGAGGCCACCTTGCTTCTAAGCTCAAAGATACATTTTCTGTAAGAGTTGTTGATATAAAAACTTTTGACAATTGGTATCATTACGATATTGACCTTGACAATCGATGTCTTGACTTAAATAATTATGATGCCTGTTTGGAAGCAACTAAAAATATAGATTATGTGTTTCATTTTGCTTGTAACATGGGTGGAATGGGTTTTATTGAGCATCATAAAACAGAATGTATGATGAGCGTAATTCCAGATTCTTTTATGTTAAAAGCATCAAAAATCAATAATGTTGAAAAGTTTTTATTTTCATCATCTGCATGTGTCTATCCACAAAATATTCAAAAAACTAATGATGTCAAACCTCTATATGAAGAATTAGCATATCCTGCAGATTCAGAAGATGGATATGGTTGGGAAAAATTATTTATAGAAAGAATGTGTCGGCATTATAAGGAAGATTACAATTTAGACACAAAAGTTGTTAGATTTCATAGTATATACGGTCCATTAGGCACTTGGTATGGTGAAAGAGCCAAAGCTCCGGCAGCTCTTTGTAGAAAAGTTATAGAGTCAAAATACAATAACACAAACCAAATAGAAATTTGGGGTGATGGTGAACAAACTAGATCTATATTGTATATTGATGATTGCATTGATGGAATATTAAAAGTTTTTAATTCAGATATCAGTTATCCAATTAACGTAGGGTCTGAAAATATTTATTCAGTCAACGAAATTGTAACTTGTATAGAAAAAATAGCTGAAACCAAACTTGAAAGAAAATATATCTTAGATGCTCCATTAGGTGTTCGTGGTCGCAATTCAGATAGTTCAAAATTGAAAAACTTAGGTTGGAGTCAAAATGTTTCACTTGAAAATGGTTTGCGATTAACCTATGAATGGATTGAAAAACAATTCTTGGAGAAGCTTAAATGAAAAAAATATTATTTGTAAGTCAAGAAATTGAAAACAAAACCATTTGCGGTATTGGTGTTATTGGTAATTTAATTGGCAAAACTGTAGAAAAGTCAAAAAAATACGATATACAGCATATTTTTTCTGATTCTCCTGAAAAAGTAATCAATTATTATAATGAACATAAGCCTGAAATTATTTTCTATAATTTTGCAAGGCCAACAATGCCCTGGGTTGCTGATAGTTCATGGAGATCAAATTTTAAATGTAAACAAGTTCTGGTATATCATGATGGAAATCAAAACTTAGCAAATTCTTTTGATCCTGATCATTGGTTTGGCTTTAAATACATGGTCACTGATGATCCTACTTTGAACACACACAAATCAAGATACTTTTTTACTACTAGAAGATTAATTGTGCCTTTCAAGCCTACAAAAGAATATATCGATACTGGAATACCTGTAATTGGATTTCAAGGACAGATTGTTCCTCATAAGGGATTGCATAGAGTCATAAATCAAGTTCAAAGTGAATTTAGTGAAGCAAAAATAAGACTTCATTGTCCTCCTTATCATTATGGTAGTGGAGAGCATGTATGGAATTCAACTTTAAATGAAGTTCTCAAATTTATAAAGAATCCTCGTATTGAAGTTGAAGTTAATAATGAAATTTTTACTGATCAACAAATTGTAGACTTCTTGGCAGAAAATACTGTAAACTGTTATTTTTATGACTACCTTGATCAATGCGGTTTAGCTTCATCACCTGATTATGCATTGGCTGCAAAAAGACCATTCTGTATCACAAAATCTTTCCAATTTAGACATTTTTGGGACAATGACCCATCAATATTGATAGAAAATACAACAATTAAGAAAGTTATTGAAAATGGTTTAGAGCCATATAAAAAATATATCGAAGAATATACAGAAGAAAATGTTATTCTTGATTATGAAAATATAATCGATACAATATTAAATAATAAATATGACTTTATTTTTTAGTGAACATATAATTTTATTATTGTTTTAAATTTCGTTTGTAATAAACCCACCAGCTCAAGTTTTAAAGCTCGTGGGTTTATTTATTTAATGAAAAATACAAACATTTTAAATCAACAATGAATTTATTTGAATTATAAAAAATAAACTTTTATAACAATAGAATGGTAAAAATTTCTTTAGATGAAGCTTTTGTATTTGATATGCTTGCAATTATGGATGTGAAAATTCAAAAAATGCATGTTGAAAATACTTTACATTTAAGACAAAAATTGTTTCAAGAATTGTGTGAACAAATTGGTCATGAGCTTGTTTTAGAAGTGATAGAATCAGAAGAGTATAAACTATTAATAGAAGCTAATTCTAAAACTTTTGATCTGGTTGATAAAGCTAGAAATGGGAATGGATTAGCAAAAGAAACTGATGATGCTAATATGTCTAGACATCATTATAAAAAAGAAATTCAAAAGAAATTTTTCAATTCAATATTGATGGAAGAAAAACAAAAAATATGAACATCTTGTCAGGCCCGAAACTGGGTGATTTTATTCACTCATTGATAGTACCAAAATTCTTGTATGATAATGGCTATAGAGACATTAACATAATCTTAGGAGAATTGTATGATAATTTTAGCCTTGGATTTGATAGAGCTTTTGAAGATTTAAGAGATATAGTAGAAAGTCAAGAATACACAAACACATTTAAGAAATTAGATGAGTTTGATGAGATCAACTTGAATCTTTGTATGTTTAGATTTTCTGAATTATTAAATCAAAAGCCATTCTGGAAAGTTTATTTACATACTTTTTTTCAGAATGAGCCTGAAGTTCCAAGAAATTATAATTGGCTTACACTTCCAAAAATTGATGGATATTCAGACACCTTAATTATCAACAGAAGTCATACAAGAGACACTTGCACATATACTGATCATACTCACAATGAATATGAAAAAGTGATGGAACAATATGATAGAAAGTTATTTGTTTGTTTTGATGTTGAACAATATAATAATTTTGCTCATAAAGATAAATGTGAGGTGTATCAACCTAAAAATCTTCTTGAATTCTGCTCTATTATCAATTCAGGAAAAAGATTTTTGGGTAATCAATCAAGCCCATTAGCAATAGCTACAGCATTGAATGTTCCAAGAACGGGTGAATTGCTATACAATGCTACACAATTACATTACATAAATGATCATTTGTATTATGATAATTGCGATTTTTTTGTAAGCAATCAATAAAATATTTATTTTAGGAGATATAATAAAGCCATGATTATTCCAACAGTTCTCGAAAAGTCTGCTACAGGCGAACGTGCGTATGATCTTTACTCACGTTTGCTTAAAGATCGCATTATTTTCCTTGGTGAAGAAGTCAACGAACACTCTATGAACCTCTGTATTATGCAGATGTTGTTTCTTGATCGTGAAGATCCTCATATGGCCATTGAATTCTATATTAATAGTCCAGGAGGAAGTGTAGTTGATGGATTAGCATTGTATGACGTTATGCACACAATTTCTGCTCCTGTAAATACTACTTGTGTTGGGACTGCTGCATCTATGGGAGCTATTCTCTTATGTGGGGGAACAGGTACTAGATCTGCACTTCCTAATTCTCGAATAATGATTCACCAAGTTTCTTCAGGAGCAAGGGGTAAATCTGCTGACTTGCGAATTCAAATGGCTGAAACTGACAAATTAGAAAATATTCTTTTTCAAATCTTAGCTGATAAAACTGGCAAGACATTGAAACAAATTGCTAAAGATTGTGATCGTGATTATTATTTGAGTTCAGAAGAAGCAAAAGCATACGGACTTATTGATTCAGTAATCGAAAACAAGAAGACAAAATAAAAAAAGGGGAGAATAAATCTCCCCTTTTTTGTTTAATAACCTCTTCTATCTTTGTATGCATCGTAAGGATCGCCTGGTCCTCTTGATACTCTTTTAAGTTTATGTACTTCAAAATCAACATCAGGATAGATTCTTGAAAGATCAATTTTCAATTTATCAGCTAATTCATTTGCCTGATTTATATCGTGTATGAGTCTAATAACTCCATTTTCATCAGTGTGGGTTTTATATGTATCTTCATGTTTACCGTCAATAAAAACACTTACAGTGTAAGTTGTTTTTTGTCTTGGAACGTCTGATTCAACATTTGAAACAATTATTTTGCCATCTTTTCTATTGCTGTCATCGTCATCCATAGGTCCAAACATTTCGTCATAAGTACCTTCGTCATCAAAGTCTCTATCAAATGCTAATTTCTGCATTACGTTTGTAAGAGCATTTGCTTCAACGTAAAACCCGTTAACGTCTAATTGATTAGCAATATTATTAATTTTTGCTATAATTTGTCTTCTCATAGTGAATTCCCTTTTAGGATTTATAAAGTTTTCTTCTTACTTTTTTTTCATAGTTCCTCTTGCATTGTTGGTTTGTAAGCTATAATATTACTGAAGGATCCAATATGGCACAAATTCTTAAGTCAAAATCTATTTATTACAATGATGTAAATCTTGTAGCTCAACCTTGTGTAGTCAAGAGTCGTAAAGATATTCCTGTTGAATTAAACAGGATTATCGTTTCTCCTATGGAAGCAATTGTTGGAAAAACATTTGCCTTAAAGGCTAATGAACTTGGCCTCACTGTTTGTCTTCATAGGTTTTGTTCTATTGAAGAACAAGTAGAACTTTACAATTCTTTGCCTAATAAGCAGAATGTATTTGTTTCAATTGGTTTAAATGATTGGGATAGAGTTCAAAAATTAAAAGATTTTGGTGCAGACAAATGGCTTATTGATATGGCTAATGGATATATGCAAAATGAAATTCAAAAATGTGTTGATAAACTATCCGATGAAGCTTCAATTTATGATTTGATGCTAGGTAATGTTCATACAGAGAGAGGCTTTCAACTTCTTTCTAATATACATTCAAAGTATAGACATGATAAGTATATTCGTGTAGGAATTGCTGGTGGTAGTCCTTGTGCCACTAATGATTCCACCGGATATAATCGTGGTCCAATAACTGAAATTATGGAGATTGAAGAATCTAATCCTTGGGATCCTACAAGTGACCAAGTTTTCCTCAATCGTAAACCATTTATTATTGCTGATGGTGGAATTAAAAACTCTGGATATGCAGCTAAAGCTTTTGGTGCTGGCGCTGATTATGTAATGTTAGGTGGATATTTTTCTAAAGCATTCGAAGCAGAAACACATCAAATTGGTGATGGCACATATTGGGGTGGAGCTTCTCATAAACAGCAGATCCTATCCACTGGTAAAACATATCGGCATTCAGAGGGCAAAGAAGTTCCAATTCTTGATGAATTAAACTCTCTTGAAGCGCTTGTTGATGAACTTTGGGGTGGTATATCTTCTGCTGTTTCTTACGGTGGTTATGATACACTAACTAACTTCATCGGAAATGGTGTTTTTGAAATCAAACAAAATTCATTACCACCAAGGAGAGGATAATGTCTCGTAATAAATTTTACGATAAAACTATTTATCAATTAAAAGGAATGTTTAAAGACGAAACAGCTTTGAACATTCTGGACAATATGCAGAGTGTTTATGAAGCTAAAGATAATGATTATTCTGCCACTGGCCTACCTATGGGTAATCTGCGTAAGTGTGAGGATGCTGGTATTGATAGTTGGAGAGGATGTTTAGTAAGAATTGGGGATAAAATGTCCCGTCTTGAAAACTTCCTTAAAGAAAAAGAATATCTAGTACTATCTGAAAAAGCTGAAGATACAGTAATTGATCTTGCTAATTATGCTATTTTGATGTCTTGTCTCATTCAAGAAATTAAAAAGCCTTATTCTGATTATTATTATAAATTATCTGATCAAGCTCAAGAAAATCTTATAAGCTTATCTTATTATTGCGTATTCCAGGCAATGCTTTGGAAGAATAATGACACTGAAAATGGTTTAGTCTTTCTTGAAAAAGCATTAAGTTATTGGAAGCCTTTGTGCGATTACTCTTTAGAGATGCAATGAAAGATAAATTACTAATTTGCAGTTACAGAGAGTTCTTGACTAATTATCTCAATAAGAAGTTTCCAAGAGCTCGTAAAGAAGACATTGAAGATGCAGTTCAAAATGCAATTATAAAAGCTGTTAGATTTAGCGATAAATGGCAAGGTAATTGTTCTTTAAAAACTTGGGTCTCAGTAATAGCAATAAATATGTACACAGATACATTTAGAAAAACTTATGTTAAGAATGAATATGTGTTAAACTCTTCTGAAGAATCTTTTATATTTGATAAAATTTCAGTGAGTGATTTTTCTGAAACTTTGTGTGAATCTGATTATCAAAATAAATTAGTTAAAGAATTATTGGCTGGTTTTGAAGATAATGTACATGTACAAGCTTTTAATTTAAATGTAATGCATGATATTGATTACAAAGATATTGCAATTCAACAAAATATTCCAATTGGCACAGTAAAATCTCGTGTCTTTAGAGCAAAAAAGTTGTTGCAAGAAAAATATCGTGAAATAACTTCCAAACACGAAGAAACCATGGTATAATTGATAAAGTTCATTTGAAAAGGAAAAAAATAAAATGAAGAAGTTTTTAGTTTCTATAGTTGCAGTTTTTGCAGCTACTTCCGCTTTTGCAGCTGACCGAATTTTTACTGTAAAGCCTCCTGTCAATGAAGGCACTGGCACTTTTCATGCTAAGTCATATGGCGTTGAAGTAAATAGTGTCAATGATGTAAAGTTCGTTGGTATCTATGATAATAAGAATGGTAATGGTGCAGTTCAAAAGACCTTGCAATCATTTAGCTACCAGGGCTTGAAATTCTATACAACTGCTACGCTTTCAACAAACTCAAATGTAGATAAGGCTTATGCTGGTGCTTCTGCAATGGTTGAGTTTGGTTCAGTTGCTCCAGGTCTTTCAGTTGCTGCTGGTGTAACTGTACGTGGTGTTGAATTGCAACGTGGATTTAATGTTCACAATTCTTACTACCCAACAGTTGCAGTGGCTGTTGATCCTATGACTCTTGTTCGTAACGTAA